AAGGCAGACTAAAATGAATAAACGAACTCAGAGAAGATAAAATGGCAACAACTCCATCTTGGGTAATGACATACGACTCGCTGACGAGTACGGTGCTTCAGTATCTGGAGCGTAGAGACGCCGCCGTCGTTGAAGCTATCCCGACATTTATCACGCTGTGCGAGTTTGAAATTGCCCAGTACATCAAGACTTTGGGTCAAATGGAAGTGGTGGACTCCACTATGAACATTAGTAATCCAGTCATTGCCAAGCCTGCGCGGTGGCGTAAAACGGTGTCTATGACGCTGTCCAAATCAGGATTAAAGCAACCCATATTACTGCGCAAGTTAGAGTATCTAAATGCATATGCTCAGGACGTTACAGCAACAGGTACACCCTTGTACTACGCTGACTACGATTTTGAGCATTGGATTGTAGCTCCAACACCTGATCAAGCTTATGCTTTTGAAGCGCTTTGCTACACACGTTTACAACCTTTGTCGTCGGCGTATCAAACCAATTGGCTGACACAAAATGCACCCAATGCCATGCTGTTTGGCACATTAAAACAGACCGCGCCGTTCCTCAAGAATGATGCGCGTTTGGCGCTTTGGAAACAAATGTTTGACGAAGCTTTAGCCGCCCTAAAAACTGAAGATACTCTGCGTGTTGCAGATCGTTCAGCTATTGCCGTGGATAATTGATCATGACAACTTATACCAATCCCTTTACAGGACAGACGATTTCACCGTCTCAGGTCAGTTACGAGGCTATATCGCTGACTGCAAACTTGCAACTTGAATGGCCTATCAACGGTAACGACGCAACACCAGCAAGTGCCATCATTGACGTTACTGCAACGTCTTCAGGAACTGCTACAGGATGGTTGCTTGAGCTACCACCAGCCACACAGGTATCAGTTGGTCAGACCATAATTGTTCGCAACACTGGATCAAACACATTCACTGTTACTGACTACAGTGGAAACACCATTATTGCGGTTACTTCTGGTATTGCACAGTTCATATTCTTGACTAACAACTCAACAGTAAATGGTGTTTGGCAATCAGTTGTTTTTGGTGCAGGTACTTCATCCGCTAATGCTAGTGCATTGGCAGGTTACGGATTGCTGGCTAGCGGTTTGACATTGAATCAAGCCTACAACCTGACAACCTATTACGGCAATGCAGTTTTATCTGCAACAAACCGTGCTCAATTTAATGTGTGGGGTGGTGGAGTTGGATCGTTCACCCTTCCTTCTGCTGTTGCTGTTGGAAACAACTGGTTCACCATTATTCGTAACAATGGTTCAGGTGTTCTAACAATTACGCCAGTGGGAACTGATACCATTGATGGAAACGTTAATCAGCAATTGCAGTTGACTGAGTCATTAGTGATTGTCTCTAACGGAGTTACAGGTTTTAACACCTATGCGTATGGTCGTTCAAATTCATTTGCGTTTACACAGCTATCTCAAGTAGTGACTGGTGGTACTTTGACGCTGACTGCGGCGCAAGGTGCAAACATCATTCAAGAGTATTCAGGTGCTCTTGTATCAAATCAAATTATTGTTGTGCCATCAACAGTACAAATTTATTCAATACAAAATACAACGTCAGGTTCATACAATCTAACGGTTAAAACCGCTGTTGTTGGCGGCACAACGGTCAACGTTAATCAAAATCAAACAGCCCTTTTGATTTCTGATGGTACGAACGTTTACAGTGCAACATCTAGTACGTCTAATCCTACGTCCGTGGTGCTGAACCCCGGCACGGTAAGTTCGCCTACACTGTCCTTTTTAGGGAATACAACAACAGGTTTGTATTTGCCTGCGACTAACCAAATTGGATTTGCAATTAACGGATCTAACGGAATGACGTTAAGTTCGACTGGGTTGTCGGTAACAAACACAGTTACTGCTCTTGGTGGTATTGCAGGTGGAACCTTCTAAATGACAGCAAAGGTCATACAGCTTCAGGTGAAGCCGGGTATCCAACGCGACGGTACTCAGTTCGCCGCTTCCACCTACTCTGATGGTGAATGGGTTCGCTTTCAGAATGCTTTACCTCGTAAGATTGGCGGATATAAGGGCGTATTCTTGAACGCTACAGGTATTCCTCGCGGTATGACAATGACGTCCGAGAACGGACTGAATTATGTGGTGGCAGGTTTTAGTACTGGTATTCAACAGTGGACAACCGATAACGATGACGGTGTCGGGTTTGGCCCAACTGACTACACGTTGACAGGGTTTACATCAAACGCCAATAACTTGTGGCAGTTTGATATTGGTTACGACTCCTCAGGTGGAATGACCAATAACTTGATTGCACACCCCGGTCAAAACCTCTCAGCAATTGACTCCATCGTCAACACAAAACCGTTGATTGGAGCGTTTCCCGGAACCACTCTTGCACCAGTGGGTGTCTTTACTGTCGCAAGTTGCTACCTGAACGGATCAACCATCATCATCAATGGTGCAAACTATTTGGTGGGTAACGGTCAGACAATCTCTGGTACTGGTATTACAGCGGGAACGACGATCACCAACACTGACGTTGTTGCAAACGTCACAATTACTGGCTACATGGTTGGCACCACATTGACGGTGACAGCGGCTAACGATGGATCATTGACGGTGGGTCAAACCATTATTGGTGGTGCTGGTGTCGGTGTACTTCCAAATACGACGATCACAGCGCGTGGAACTGGTATTGGTGGGATAGGTACCTACACCATCAATAACTCGCAGACAGTCGGTTCTAGCGGCACTCCTGTGGCTTTCTCAGGCAGTGCGACAACTACACTGACAACTTCAGCCGCAATGACGACTGGAACGGTCACAGTCACGTTTGACAACAACATTTCCGTCTCTGGTGGTGTTGTGATGATGCACCCCTACTTGTTTGTTTATGGCAACAACGGTTTGATTCAGAACTGCGCGGCTGGTGACTTCTCAAATTGGGTGTCTGCTGACGCTAATGCGAACAACGTTGCCACAGGTAAGATCGTCAAGGGTTTGCCATTACGTGGTGGTACTACGTCACCTGCAGGTTTGTTTTGGTCATTGGATTCTTTGATCCGTGTGACGTACACCCCAAGCACAGTCAATGGGTTAAATTTCTATTGGAAGTATGACCTACTGACAAGTCAGACCTCCATCATGTCAAGCCAATGCGTGATTGAGTACGACGGCATCTTCTATTGGTGCGCGGTGGATCGTTTCTTGTCTTACAACGGTGTTGTCCAAGAGATCCCCAATACTGCAAACCAGAATCACTTCTTTGACAATCTGAACTATGCACAGCGCCAAAAGGTGTGGTGTACAAAAGTTCCTCGTTGGGGTGAGATCTGGTGGTTCTATCCTCGTGGCGACGCAACCGAATGCACAGACGCGATCATTTACAACGTGAGAGACAAGATCTGGTATGACGCTGGTCAGTCCATTGGTGCGCAACGTTCTTCAGGCACGTTCTCAGAAGTGTTCCGCAAACCTATTTGGGGCGGTAACGTAGAGAACTCAGAGGGTAAGTACACCTTGTGGCAACATGAGAGCGGTGTAGATGAGGTGTACTTGACAAACGTGAACGCTATTCGCTCGTCATTCACTACGAATAACTTGGGATGGGTCACGGGTGGCCCCGGCAACCCCCAGCTTTCAGGCGACAACCGTTGGCTTCGTATTGAGCGCGTTGAACCTGACTTTGTCCAGAATGGCGAGATGAACTTGTATGTGACTGGTAAAGGCTATGCAGATGACGTAGAAGACATATCAGACCCTTACACGTTTGACAACACAACGCTTAAAATTGACATGCGTGAGCAACGTCGTGAACTGCGTTTGAAGTTTGAATCAAACACATTCAATGGCGATTACTACATGGGTAGGATTCTGCTCAGTGCTGACATGGGTGACGAACGTTCTACAGGTAACCCATAATGGTTACCTACGATCCTCGCAACATGGAGTGGGACTTGTACTGCAGTCTAATGGCGGAGTTGTTTTCGTCCAATGACATTGGTACAGTACCTGAAGAGAGATGGCGCGATTGGGTCGATGGTATTAACGGTATTGGACTTTTTGGTCAATCAGCTATTCCTGATCAGCGCATGTGTGAGACATGGCAAGACTGGGCAGAGAAGATGGTTGGCATCATGAGCTTGGCGGTATAAAAATGGCACTAAATTACGATCAACAATGGGGCGAAGATGCATACGAGCCAACTTATTCATCTACTGATGAACAAGGTAATCCAATCTATGACTACGTTGCTCCAACCGTTATTGAATCGCCCCTTTCTTCTGCTCCTGTAGTTCAAGAAACACCAGTAATTGAAACTGTTGCACCATTATCTCAACCTGTAGATACTGTTTCTACACCTACAGGTGGTCTTCCAGTAACTAACGACACTTCAACTGAAACAACCCCAAATAACCAATTGAGTGGTGTTATTTTGGCTGGTGACAGTTGGTTGTCTGGTGACGAAAAAACAACAATTGCTAATGATTTGTTTGGGCAACCTGTTACAAACACAGCTATAGGTGGTCAAACAACTTCAGATGTACTAAACCAATTAAATCAGTTTGAAAATAATGGCGGAACCTTTGCGCCGGGTTCCACTGTTGTTTTAAGCCTTGGTGGTAATGACCTTGCAACTGGTGTTGACAGAGACACCATCACTAACAACTTAAACGAAATTGTTTCAAGATTAGGAAACAGTAATGTCAAGGTTATTTTGTCTGGCGCCCCAAATGCTGATTCGTATAACCAAGCTATTACAAGTACAAATTTACAGATGGACAATTTGTACAACAACGTTGCTAAAAACAACAGCAACGTAACCCTTGTTGATTCGATGTCTGGATTTTTAAATCAAAAAGATTTAATGGACGCAAGTGGGTTTCACCTAAAAGATGATGCCTCAAAAACATCTTTTATTAACACGTTAGAAGACGCTTACAGAGGTTTAACTCCTACTGAAAAAGTTGCAGTAGACAACAAATTAGCCACAATTGACACCTCCAATATTGCCGCTGTAGCGCAAGCAGTTGATGACGTTGCTGGTACGAATTTATCTGCAACTGCCACTGAAGCTCCTATTGGTGGTCTTCCAACGACGCCAACTGTAACCCAACCTGTAATTGATAATTTATCAAATCAGATTCTTGCATCAAGCAATACGTCTGTGTGGAAAGGTGAAGGTTTTGGATCGGCTCAAGCGAATGCCAATGACATGGCTAAGATTTTGTCTGGTATTGGTATTACAGACATTAAAGACTTTGGACAGATTACTAAACAAGTTCCAACGTATTCATACGATCAAGATGGAAATGCCACGCAGACTGGGACAGAAACTGTCACAACCTACGGAAACAAAAAGACTGGTCAAGAGGTACCTCAAACTTACGGTGAACGTCAAATAGGCAATGCTTTTGGTGGAACATATACGGGTGCAGGAAATACTGCGTATAGAGCACAGTTTGATGCCAATGGGAATCCGATTTTTTACACCACTGGTGCTTCAAGTAGCAACATAGGGGAATACGCACCACTGTTGGCATTAGCGTCATTTGTGCCGGGACTTCAGCCCTTTGCTATGGCGGCACAGGCCGCAATAGCAATTGATCAGGGAGATGTACTAGGCGGTTTAGCAAGTTTAGCGGGATTGGGTCAATTTAATGACGTGGCTACTGGACTTCGCGTAGCTAAAGCTCTTGATTCTGGTGATGCAAGTGGTTTGATTACTGCTTTGATGCAAAATCCAACCGTAAGTAATGCGGCTGGTTCTACCATGCTGACAGATACCATTTCACTGAGAGATGCAAGCAACGCATTGAACGTTGCTAACAATGTCAGCACGGGTAACTATGCAGGCGCATTGAGTTCTGCTGGCATGTTGACTGGTAGCAAAGATGTAACTACAGCAGGCGCGGCTTTGAGGGTCGTTAATGCCATCAATTCAGGCAACGAGACTGCAATCATCAATGCTATTGGTGGACTGAACAACACCATCAATGCGGGTAACAACATTACCGACAAAAATGTTGCTTCAGGATTAGCAAGCACTGTTGCAAGCGTGGCAAAGACAGCGCCATTGTCTGATGATGAACTTGCAGATTTAAACGAAGATCAATTGCGTGTTTACCAAGAGGGTGGAACGCAAGGACTGATTGACTACAACCGTGCGGTTAAAAATTTGACGTCTTTGACGACAAGCGGATTAACTGGCGATTCAATGGGTGGTGATACATCTGGTCTTAGCACTGTGAGCGGAACAGATACATCAGGTACAACTCGGAGCTTGACAGGTGCTGACACATCAAACTCAGACTTTGTAAATTCTGAATATTTACGATTACAAGGTTTGGGTTATACAAAAGAACAAATTTCAGAATATTTTGACAGGCTTGATAACTTAACATCTACTCTTGATACAACTGTTGGTACTGGAGCAAACGGTACAAACGCTACAAATCTTGACAGTGTAGAAGTTGTTTCAAACAGACCAGTTACTGGAACACTGAATAATCTTGATACAAGTGATACAAGAAGCATTAACAATTTAGGAACCGTAACAATTACTGATGGTAGACCAGTCACTCCACCAGTTACTCCACCAAGTAATTTAGGAACAGTAACTATCACTGGGGAAAGACCAGAAACTCCAATAGTAACTCCACCATTAACTACACCACCTACCAATGTGGGTGAAGTAACTATTACCGACAATAGACCAGTAACTCCACCTGTGGTTCCACCTCCAGTGGTTACCCCTACAGTTGTGATTACTGCTCCTACAGTCACGACACCTCCAGTTGTCACGACACCTCCAGTTGTTACGCCACCCGTAGTTACACCGCCGCCTGTTGTTACTCCTCCAGTAGTAAAACCGCCAGTGGTAAAACCGCCAATAGTTAAAAAACCAGTTGTAACCACATCACCATTGAGCAGTGCGGGTACGCCTGCACCTAAGCTAGATTCTTCTGAGCAAATGCTCAAAGGTGCTCCTGCGCAAAAACGTATGGAATTAGCAAAGCTTCAACAATTGTTTGCCTCATTAACACCAGAGATGGCGGCTATTCTGTCTGAGCGCGGGTTTGCTCCACCCAAGTACAAAGAAGACACAAAAGACGAAAAAGATGATTCTTCAGAAAAAGAAAACAGATCCGTTTTTGGCAACTTGTCTGATGAACTGTACAAACCGTCATTTATGGCGTCAGGTGGTAGTGTTTTTGACTCCATGATGCCTAAATTTATTGATTCACCCAAATACCTTACAGCCGCTCCCGTGACAGGAACAGGCGGTATTGACGCACCTTTAAAATTAGCCGCTTTGAAACACCTTTACCAAGGCGTTGGAAAGCCCATGAGAGCGCTTGGAGAGCTTGCCAAGGGGGGATTGCCCCAGAAGTACGCAGAAGCCGCTCCAAAGGGTCACAATCCTGAATTCATCACTGGATTGACGGGATACTATGCTCAGGGCGACGGTACAGGTCAATCTGACGACATTCCAGCCATGCTTCACGATGGTGACTACGTGATTGACGCTGACGCTGTAGCGGCTTTGGGTGACGGTTCAAGCAAGGCTGGAGCAGAAGCTTTATCTCAGTTTCAGAATAAAGTTCCTCACAAGATGTCAACGGGCGGACAAGCAGTTCCTGCAAAGATTGCTGACGGTGAGTACGTGTTCCCAGAAGCTTTTGTGACTGCCATTGGTGGCGGTGACAACAAACAAGGTGCAAAACGGCTTGACGCGATGCGTGAAGAGCTAAGAGCGCACAAAAGATCTGCTCCTACTAGTAAAATACCTCCAAAGGCGAAAAGTCCTCTGGACTACCTCAGAATGGCGAAAGGCTAATTATGGCAAACCTACTGCAAAGTTCCCAAACGGCGCAAACGCAAGCACCAGCGTATTACACCGACTATTTAAGTAATCTTGCTAGTTCAGGTACTCAGGCGGCGACTGGTGCTAAATTCGCTGACGCAACTGCTTTGCAAACTGGTGCTTTTGGTGATGTTACTACAGCCGCTTCTGGATATGAACCAACCCTGACAAGCGCAGGGACTACTTTGGGAAGCGCAGTTAGCGCAGGTAGCCCTTTGTCTTCTGCAACTCCGTATTTGACTACCGCAGGGACAAACCCAGCCAATGCCGCCGCACAGTACATGAGTCCATACACGACTGGTGTAGTTAACCAAATTGGAAATATTGGTCAGCGAAACATCATGCAGAACTTGGCACCTCAAGCAACTGCTGGTGCTGTGGGTGCAGGTCAGTTTGGATCTAAACGTGGTTCAGAAGTTTTGGCGCAAACAATTCAAAACGCTAACCGTGACATCTTGGGTCAGCAAACTTCATCGATGGAGAAGGGTTATCAAAGCGCATTAGACGCCGCTTTGAAGCAAAACCAATTGCAAGCGCAAATGGGTCAGACAGCAGGGTCGCTTGCTTCACAAGGTCAACAGAACTTGACACAAGCAGGTCAAGCGCAAGGTCAGTTGGCTTCAACAAATCAAGCGCTTGCTTTGGCAGACATCAATGCTCGTGCTACATTGGGTGAGCAACAACGCACAATTGCTCAGAACAAAGAGTTGTTCCCATTGAGCAACTTGTCTACGTTGTCTACGATCTTGCGTGGATACAACGTGCCTACATCGACAAAGACAACTGCAGAGATGTCACCACTGTCTGCGTTGGCTGGTATTGGTACTGGTGCATTGGGTATGTTTACACCGGGCCCCGGTGGTACAACGCCTTTCCAAAATCTCAAAACAGCTTTTGGCGCGGGTGGTGCAGGCACTGGTACGGATCTTGGTGGCGGACTTTATATCAAGCCTGATGGCAGTATTGTTGGCGGTACGCCTAATTCTGACTCAGGTTTGTCTAACGATGACTTGTATGCTCAAAGCTTGGGTTATGAAAATGCGTTTGATATGTACGCATCATCAAGCGTAGACAACGATTCAACTTTCTACGGCGATTAAGGATAAAAAATGTCCCAAACAAAAACACCTAGTCCGTTGATGTACAACGTTGAGACAGCAAATTTGCTTCCTAAAAACGTTGCGGGAATTGGTACTGACCCAGAAATTACAAAAGCTTCTGATGAAAATCTGCAAGCCACCGAGAGGCTTGTCAAGTCTTTGGAAGAGAGATACGCAAACCCTAACTATTTCAAAGTTGCATCAGGTTTTTTAAAACCGCAGTTAGGTGGCTTCTTTGCTTCATTAGGTTCTGCAAGCGAAGCATTGGGTGAAGGAATTGAGCAACAACGTGCTATTGCTCCAACCATTGAAAAGATGAGAGCGGATATTGCAACTCAAAGGGTTGGATTAAGCCAAAAAACATCTGCTGACAGATTGTTGCAAGAAGCAATCAAAAAACCGGGTGGTCTTACTTCAGAAGACGTTGCTAAAATCGAAAAGCTTGACCCTGATACTGGAAAAATTGCTCAACAAAAATTTACAAATCAGAGTTCTGCATTTAACGACATGCTTAAAGCATGGTCTGAGGGTGCTACTTACACACAACTTGTTAAGGATTATGGGCAATCGTTTGTTGATAGGTTCTACCCTGCGTTGCAACAGTATGTCCCCGGAAAAGGCAGTGGCACAGTCCCAGCCGCTGGCACCAATAAACCTACAACACCCAATGCGAATGCTAGCGCATCTACTACTCCACTTGATGGTACAAAAGTGGCAGGCGCACCTGAAACGCCTCAAGCTGAACCAGAAGTACCAAAGAATCGACCATTGGGCGTTCCTGAAAACATGTTGGCTAATGTTACCAAAGCTCAAGATATTGCGGCACTCAATATTGGCATTGAGCAACGCGCTAAAGCCGCGCAAGAAATTAGCGAACGATACCGAGTTCAATCTGAAACTTCGATTCCTGTTTTTGAAACTACAAAAGCTTTGTACACATTGGCATCACCCAATTTTATGAAGCCTGCGTTTGCGGTTTTTGAAAAGGGTGACCCATTAGGTGTTATTGGAACAGCATTGGAAGCACAAAATGTTTCTGCGGTTTTGCAAAAAATGCGTGAACAAATTATTAATGCGCGTATGAATTCTTCGGATACGAAAGCGGCGATGTCTAACTTGAACGTCATGGAAAGCGTTTTAAGTGAATTACAAACAAAGATGCAAAACAACGTTGTTAACCCAACAGACATACGTACCTTGTTTGAAGCAAAGTCAGTCCCCGGAATGAAGAACACGCAAGACGCATTCTTGCGTCGTACTGCAGATATTGGAGCAACAGCTTTGAGCAGATACGAACAACGGACTGTTTTGAATCAATTTTTAAAGCGTCCTACTGCTGACATCAATGACTGGGAAGACTCTCCTGAGTACAAGGCATTGCGTAAGCATATTGAGAATCGCAGTAAAAATTTGTTGACTAATGAAGCAAGCAACGAATTGCCAATGTTTATGAAAAAAGGTTTAGATGATTCGTTTCGTTACTCTACTCAACGTCCAACTTCTAGCGGTAAGCGATTAAGCACCGCTGATTTACGTAGACTTGCTAACGAACGTCCGTAAGGAATAAACATGGCAAAATTAACCGAAGAGCAAAAAAGTAACATTCGCGAGATTGAAAAACAATCTACTGCTTTAGGGCTTGACCCCAATTTTGGTTTAGCTATAGCTGGCGCAGAAAGCGACTACAGACACATTCCAGCCAGTGATCCAAAATCAACGGCGCATGGAGTTTTTCAAGTTAATAGAGCTACCGCAAAGGCTAATGGTTACGATTACGACGAAATGATTGCCGATCCCAAAAAGGGAATTGAAGTTGGTTTGAAGAACTTGATACGTCATGCATCAAACCCTTTATTGCAAAACGATCCTGTTCGCATCGTAGCGGCGCACCGTTTGGGTGAAAATTCTGACTTTGCCAAGACTGGTGATCAAAAGTTCTTAACGCCTGAAATAGCAAACTACATTGCTGATGTGGGTGAGCGTCTACCTACTGCTGAATTCCCTCAAAACGTTTTGGTAACCTCAGCATCAGAAGCGCCCTCAGAAACACCACCAGAAGGGTCTACAGAGGGTCAAGGAACGTCTGAATACGGCGGCACAGGGGTGGGGTCATATAAAGACTTAGCAGAGCCTCAATCAGACCCTGCGGAGACGGGATCATTGGCTGGCGCTGTTGGTTTGTTAGGTGGTGCTACGTACCTTGCAAAAAAGCCTGTAATCGGCGTGATGCAAAAGGCTGGTTTGTTACCGGGTGGGCAAAAGGTTTCTGATCTGCCATTTGAATCTCAACCTCAGTCTCGCCCTTCTTTGCAACGTTATGCAAACAGTCAATTAAGTGTCAATGTGCCTTTAGCTGACCTTGAAAGGTTAACTGGCGGTACTCCTATACGCACTCCAAAGGAAGTTCAACAAGCAATTGCCAAGTTGCATGCTGTTGAAGAAATTCCTGCAACACGAGAGCCTAGGTTTAAATTTGTTGATGGCAAAAAAACGCAAGTTGGTTTTAATACCGTCCCTGCCGTCCCCGCAAAGCCTCAAGTTGACTTGACTCCATACATTGTTCCACCATCTTTGTCAGAAAGAACTTCTGAGAAAATTGCAAAATCACCTCTATCAAGCGCTGTAAACACTGTAGGAAGCACACTTGCATCATCGCCAGTACGTGGTGGCTTAACGGCGTATTCAGCTGGCTATAACGCTCAGGATGCATTTAATAAAGCGCAGACTGGTGATAAGACTGGGGCGGCTCTATCTGGGCTTGCTACAGCCGCTGATGTTGGATCATTAGTTCCCAAGATTGGCCCTGTTGCTAGCACTGTTTCTGCGGCTATTGATGCGCAAAGACGTGCGCAGAAAAAAGATTACGTTGGTGCTTTGACTTCTGGTTTGGGAGCAGTGGCACCATATGCGGCACCGTTTGTTTTTGGCCCTCAAGTCGGTATTCCAGCAGGCATTGCCACCGCAGTTGGCGCACCATTTGTCAATGAGTTCAAAGACTATTTAATGAGGCAATACGGCCCTAAGCCAGAAGCCAAGCCTTGAAAACACCCCACCATTGCAGTGGGGGGTCAATCATCAAACGTTGCAACTAAAATGCAAATAAGAATGAGGACAATCAACCAATGCATTATGCGTTACGTCTAATCTCTTGAAGCTTGTCAGCTACGAATGAATTCATACTGCGAACGACCTTCACGCACTCTTGACGTTCTATTGCAACGATAGATGGTTTAGCCGCCTCAATAAATGCATGCGCAATCTTCACTAAATCCTCTTCAAGAAAGTTGTAGTTCTCTTCAAGAGTGATGCCGTGGAAGGCTTTGTTGACTTGTTCTTTGGTGATCATGCTTGCTCCAATGCTAGTTTTGCGGCTTTCTTTTTAGCCATATATCTTCTCATGTATTCGGCTTGCTTTTTCTTTTGAGCCAAAGTCTTGGGCTTTTTCGCGACCACAACTGCAGGCTTTCCTTCCAAAAGCTTGATCTTGGCTTTGAGCACTATGATGTCTGAAAGCGCAGAACTTTGCTCTCTAGCCAATGCTTTGATTTGGTCAAACAGATACTTTTTCTCGTCGTTTGAAATAAACATATCACTCTCCAAATTTGTTTTTGAGTTTCCAAAATGTCAGCAAAGCTTGGAACATTGCCCAACCGCGCTGAAGCTCTTCTTCCGACCATTCATGGATCTTGATCAGACCGTGGTTAGAAGCTGATGCAAAGACGTTTGCGCAACGTGCATTAGGTAGACCTAAGCCAATGCGATACGCCGCCAACTGCATGAGATTTTCATCGTATGCAGGGATGTCGTCGTCAACGTCAAACTCTTTGGTCTTGGCGTCCAAAACGATGCCCAAAGGGGTGTCTTTGGACTGCTCTGTAAACAAGTCGGTCTTACCGCCAAAGCCCAACTCATGAGAGAACGAGATCTCAGTCTTCCAATCTTGGAAGGGGTGAGTCTTGAAGTGGTTGAACACCGACTCCTCAAACGCTTTGGCAATCGCAACGTGCTCAACGTTCTTGTCGCCACCGTACCAACGCTCAATAGACTCGTGGATACGGGTGCCACGTTCTGCGGCGCGTTTGCCAGTCTCTTTGGAGTCGGATACCACGCGAGCGATGAACTCCTTCTCCGTCTCTCCTTCGACCTTAGGTAAAGTAAGAGCCGCCAACAACAGTTGTTCGTTTTTCCAGACGTCTAGACCGGGCTTAGAGGCGACTTTCATCACCGTGGTGACCGACGGTACTAGGTTCATCTTTCGAGCGTCCCTGAGGGTCGTAGGACGGTCTGAACCATCCTTCGCAGGTACTGTGTACTGTGGCTTACCGTTGTCAGCACGATACCAATGCACAGACTCCGCCGATCTAGCAATGATTGTTGTCATGGTTGTTCCTTAAAAGGGGATGTCTTCGTCGTCTTCAAAGGACGGTGCCTTAGACGCTTGTTGTGGAGTTGCCTTACCTTGGAGCTTTTCCCACTCAGGTGAAGCCATGATTTTCTTCTTGAGGTTATCGCTGAAGCTTTGGAACATCACCATGTCGGGTTCAGCTAAGGTGAACATCTCATTGGTGTTGACGGCGGCGGGTAAGCCTGCGTTCTTGATGACTGCGGGAACGGGAGATACGCCTGCGACGTTCACATACATCTTGTTGTCAGAACCGGGCTTCTCAATCACGTTCAGCATACACCATGCACCTAGTACGTTTTTGAGGTCAAAGCGACGCATCTCTTCTTGCGTAAAGGGTTTACCGCGCCACGACTGTAGGTCTGCACGGAGGTTTGCTTTCTCTGCCCATGAGAACGTGTAGTTCTTGAACATAGCGAACGGGCGACCATCCTTCATCTTGATGGGCGTACCGTCGTCATTCACGCCGTGGATTTCCCATCCAAGCATGATTTTGTGGAGGAGTTTGCTGACGCCCATGTACTCTGATTTTTGAGTACCAAGGTCAATGATTCGGTAGCAACGTGCTAGGTGCATACCTGAGGGTGTAGATTCGAAAGAACCGCCCTTGTCTTCTACGATAAAACTGCTCATACATTTCTCCAGATAAAAACGTCCAAAAGGACAACAACTGCGCCGATAGCGCAAATAATGAATAAAAACTTGTCTTCAGAGTCGTAACCCATAATTTCTCCTTAACCGACAACATTGTCGTGACCGAACTATAACACAGAATTAAAGACTTGACACAATCTTTTTTTCTTGCCCTGTAACACCAAGTTACGATATAGTGTGCCGAATGACACTTACTGAATATTTTTCTACAGAGCCAAGGGGAGCTAAATCAGAGATGGCGGAGTACCTTCGCATATCTCCTACGTGGCTGTCTTTGATTATGAACGGAAGTCGAAAGGCTTCTCCTGAGTTATCACTGAGGATTGAACAGGCAACACAAGGTCTAGTTAAACGGACTGAGTTGCGCCCAGATATTTTCTTGTGATACGATAAAACCATTGCTTGGCGGCAATCTTTGGGTAAGCCCTAGACGGGACTCTGCTGGTACCCACCAGTCCGCCAACATCGAAAGATGAGAGTTCCGCCTAGGGCTTTTTTTTCCTTTGGAG